CTCGCCCCACCACAGGCCCTTGTGCGCGCCGTGGTTGAACAGATCCACGCTCATGCGGTATTTCTCGCCGTAGCACAGATCCGGGTAGGAGGTCATAAAACGGTCTACAGCGCCCGCAGTGACCTTAAGGAACCCTGCGGGCAGGAGTCGCGCTTTTATCGCGCCATCGGCCCGTACAACGGGCGTGCCGGCAGGTGTGCTGTGGATGGTGCCCATGTAAGACACCTCGTCAGCCTTGAATCGATAGGTGCCGCCGACGACGTCGCCCGGGGTTTCAATGAGCGTAAGCAAATCGGCTGGCCGCCAAGACAGGTCGTGGTCGATGAACACGATCACATCTGCCTTGGCGTCCAGCGCTTTGCGCAGCATGGTTGCCCGTGCCGCGCTGATGTACGGGTTGCCCACCTCGTTGACCATACCCTCGTCCCAGCCAGCGGCTTTGATGAGGGGGATGGACGCCTCCAGACTGTCTAGGCACTGCTGGTACGGGCGCTTGATGGTCGGAACGCAGAAGACAACCTTGGGCATGGGTCAGTGCCGGCTTACGCCGCGCCCTTCCACAGGCCAACGCCGGTCAGCGTTGCGCTGACTTCGGCGGCCCAAGCAGCGAGGTTGGAAGCCACGCTGATGTAGGACGACGCCGATACAACGGACGCAGCTTGGATGGCCGCAGCGCGTTGGGTGGTCGGCGTGGTGCCGTAGAAACCGATGGAGCCGGTTGCCGACGGCTGGACCTTGACGGGCTGACCCGAGCGACCGACGTTCAGGGTTTCGGCGGTGTTACCGTCGCCGATCTGTTCGCCGTCGCCGATCTTCGGAGCTTCGAAACTGGATGCAGACATGATGTTCCTTTCCGCCGCTTATGCGGCACCCTTCCACAGGCCGAGGCCGGTGAGAGTGGCATTGACCTCGGCGGCCCACGCCGCAAGGTTGCTGCCGACAGTGATGTACGACGAGGCGCTGACGACCGAAGCCGCCTGCACCGCTGCCGCACGCTGAGTGACGGGCGTTGCGCCGTAGAACGCGATCTTGCCACCGGCACTGGGGAGTGCCCCCAGTGCGCAGTCGTCAAGATCTTGGTCCGTGAACGCAACACCAATGGGCTTGGTGAAGGACATGGTGGATCACCCCCAGAGACGGACGGCCATCTGCGGCCGGATCACGCTGTAGCCGTACAGCACATCAATACGACACGGCATGCGGTCGTTATTGATGTCGTACTGGCGCACGATCCGCATGCTGATTCCGTTGTGGACCTTGCGCGAGGCCATGTCCACGCCGTTGGGCAGCAGCAGGTCCGCCGTGGCAAACGTGATGGCGTCCTTGTGGTAGATCAGGTTCTGCGGGTACTGCGTGGAGGCAGAGCCGAGGAACGTGACCGTCTTGCCGGACACCGGGAACGAGTCCACCGTTGCGAGCGCCTGACCCGAGGTGTAGATCGCCGGGCTCACGCTGACGGTGTACGCGCCAGCCACCGCGGTGGCATCCGCCGTCGCCACGAACTGCTGCAGGGCGCCAGTGGACTCGCGGGTCTGCGGGTTCACGGCGTAGCAGTCAGCGATGGTGAAGACGTCGCCCTTCTTGATGGTCTGCGTGCCGGTGCCGGTGATGGCGATCGTCGTGGCCCCTTGGGTCGAGACGGTCGTCGTCACGGTGTGGGCGCCGGTGCGCGTGCCCGTGGTGTGCTGCTTGATGGACTGCGACATGTTGATCTCGTCGTAGCCCAGCACACCCTCGCCCATCATGCCGTTCTTGAACTGGCGGGAAATGGTCGAGGTCGGGTTGAACAGGCCCTTCATGCCTTCCACCAGGCCGGCGTTGGCGGCGGGGTTCACCGTCGCGTAGCGCGGCGACATCAGCGCAGCCGACTCGTTGAGCTTCTGCTGGCCCTGCAACAGCACCAAGCTGGTCGCAGGCGTCGTGCCGGGGGTGCCGACCGACTGGTAGATGTTCTGGAACGAGTTGGCAACGTCGGCGTCGATGCTGGCCGCAAGCTGCGACACGCGCGGCTTGAGGATACGGTCAGCGAAGTCGTCCAACGACAGGGCCATTTCGGCGGACGTGAAGTTCACGCCGATGTGCTTCTGCGAGGCGACGGTCAGCGTGGTGTACTGCTCGTTGACCTCTTGGACGCCCAGCGCAGCGCCGTTGGTGACCAGTGCGCGATCCGGCAAGCGGATGCGCAGCGTGTCGCCGATCTTGGCGCCTTCGACGGCAAAAGAGCTGTCATCACTATGTTCGACGTGGCTCGCTATGCCACGCCCGCTTTCGCAGCCCTGACTTTCGCCAGGGGTCAGACTATATCTTCAGACAGACCGCCAGATACGCCCACTGCGGATCATCGACACCAAACTTGGCGTCACTCCGTACTGGGCCGCAATCTCGCGGTGAAGACCCACTTCTGAACGAATTGCCTTGACTTGTTTCGACGACAACTTGCGGCGACCGTTTTTGTCGCCGGCGGGCTGACGGCCCTTGGCAACCATGTCGTCCATGTTGTCTTGAAACGTACCGGAAAACAAATGCTCAGGATTGACACATTTGCGGTTATCGCACTTGTGCAGCACGTACTGATCCGTCGGGCCGTAAGCCAGTTCATACGCAACACGATGCGCGTATGCGGCTTTGCCGTCCTTGTTGATCTGTCCGTATCCGTTCGGCATCACGTGCCCGGTCCATTCGTGGCAGCCGTTTTCACGGATGGCCACTTTTGCAGCAAATCGTTCAGAAAGAGGTCTTCGCTTCATGTCTGCCCCGCATTTCGCGCTCGCTTGAACGCTACGCCTTTCGGCTAGTCGTTGAACCTTCATCGTACCACGTTTAACGATACGATGCTTGGCTGCTGATTGCCCAATCCAGCACTTTTTGGCCGTCACGATTTCCGTTACCGGATGCGTTGTGGCGTGCATGGCTCTAAGGGGTTTCCAGCAATTAACGGGGTTTAACGTCAGCTAGACTTTCGTTTACTGACGGTTGATGTTGCGGGTGATGACAAGGTTATTCTCGAGGATTTCCAAAGCCTTGAGAGTTATCATGTCAATCGTAAGAAGCGACTGAGCCATTTTCAACCTTTCCGAATTTAACGGTGGCGGTTACTTGATTCCCACTGCCGGACTTGCCGTTGCCTTTCGGCGGCAATCCATTCACTCGGCGACATTTGCTTCACAGACCGCGGGTCCGTCGTGTCAAGCGACGTTGCCGTGGACCGCGCCGTCACCGGAGAGATCGGCTGTGGTGCTGCGGTGGATTTCTTGACCGGCGGAGACGAGGCGAGTTTCGACTCGATCTTGCCGATTTCCTTGGCCTGCAGAATCGCGGGCAAGCGGGCGATACGCTCAGCTTCCTTGGGGTTGGAACCCAAGTAGTAGGCCACATCCGGGCCTGCGTCGGACGCCTGAATGGTCTGCGCCATGATGGGCGTGATGGGCAGCCTGGGGTTGTACACGACGTCTTCGTAGTCGTCGTAACGATCCCGGGCGGCGTCTTCACGCTCACCGTGCGAGGCCAAAACCTGCGCCTGCTGCTGCTGGACTTCACGCTGCTGCACCAGTTCTGCAGCCCGCTTTTCCGCCAACGCTTGCGCGTAGGCTTCGACGGACTCAAACTGATCAGCGGGCGGGACTTCCCTTGCCGCAGGTGCCGGCGGCGTTGCCGGTTGCTGAATCTTTCGTTCCCACTTGCGCTGCTCTTTCGCAAGCCGTTTTGCGATCAGCGCATCAACTTCCTCTTGCGAGAAAGACTTGGCCGGCTGTTCTTGCGCAGCAGAGTCCGACGCCGCCGTCGCGTCGGGTGCCGTCACGGAAGTATCAGCCGGTGCAGGCTGAGCGTCCGTTACGAGAGGTTGTTGGGTATCGTCCATGTGATTCCGAAGAATCCCCGGTCAGCCTGGCCGGTAAGGTTTCGGCGCGACTATATCACGCAGTTTTGTCGGGATGCTGCGCATCTTTGATCTGCGCTTCGCCCTGTTGTTTCAGACGCATCCAGAGGTCAACGACGGCCTCCAGCGGCAGCTTGCCCAGGCCCGCCATGATCAGGTTGACGTCGTTGACGGACAGGTCGGTCAGGGTGATCTTGATGTCGTTCATGTCAGGCTTGGGTAGTTGCCCACGGCAGCGGGGGCATGATGACCGGCGGGTTGATCTGGTTGTCAATCTGCTGCGCCACAGCAGCCTCAGTGGCGGCTTTGTTCACGCCAGAGGCCCAGCACCAGCCCAGCACCTGCTCCTGCGTCAGGTCGGCATAGGGGGTGAAAGAGCCGTCAGCCTCAGCGGCTTGGGTGAAAGAGCACGTCGAATACACCGTGCCGGTGTAGGTCCCGTCAGTGCCCGTGCAGCGCCATCCGCATTCGATGACGTACTCGGGCGGGGTTGCGGTGGTGGGGGTGGTCTTGAGCCACTCGATGATCCAAGTGATGTTCATGGTTGCCTTTCGAGTTGCGCCACACGGGCGCGGAGGTCGGTGATGAAAGCCTGCTGCTCTTGCATCGCCTTCACAAGCACCGGGATAAGGTCGGCGCGAACAGCCTTATACGGTTTTTCGCCTTCCGGCGCGGGGTCTTTCCACTCATCAATCAGGTCAGGGAACACCTGCTCAAACTCTTGAGCGATGAAGCCCCGGTCGCCCTTGATGTCTTTGCCTTTGCCAGCCTTCCAATCAAACTTGCGCGGCTTGAGCGCCATGACTGCGTTGAGGCCAACATCAAGGTCTTGGATGTTTTCTTTGAGTCGCTGATCAGAAATGGCACTTATACTGGTGTTGGTGGCGTAAACAGTGCCCCCTAGACCAACATAAAACCTAAAAGCGCTTGCCCCAGTTGAATAAACATTCAGCGTATCGTCGGTGTCAGTAGATGCGGCTTTTACGACGCTGATTGTTCCAGCAGACGTACCACTTGGGGCCCCAATTTTTACCCCGGCACCAGAGGTGCGGCTGGAATCTGTAGTCCCAACCAACAAATTCCCCGACGCATCCAACGTCATTACTTGACTGAAGCTAATCGCATTGCCTGCGGTGCCGGATGGGGCGGTGAACCACTGGTGAGCCCCTTGAGTTACTTGCGCCAGCGCAGCGGCGGCTGTAGAGATGTACCTCCAACTGCCGTTGAAGTAGGCGTTTTGAACAAGGTTTGTGGTGTTTGAGAAGCCCGTAATTGCCGCTCCTGTTGGAAGTTGCATGGCAACCACGCCACTCCACGCACTCGGCGTCACCCCCAAGCCGAGGTTTCCGGAGGAGTCGAGCAGCATTCGAGTGGTGCCCCCAATCTGCCATGCTTGATAGCCGCCCACTGCGGCATAGATAAAGCCGTTGGGGTCATCCCAGCCGAACGTCAGCGTGTTTGAGCCGCTGCTAATGCGGATTTTTGAATCGCCGCTTGCAGTATTGACTTGCAGCTTTGTAGCAGGCGAACTCGTCCCAATCCCCAGCCCGGTGCTGGTGAGGCGCATTTGTTCGGAGCCGCCTACAGACCAAATAGCAGTTCCGTCTCTCAAAAATTGAAATCTTGTCGAACCTGCCGTTCTGGGGTCGTCTCCCTCAGATGTTCCACTTCTGAAAACAAGGTCGCCGTAAGCGGAAAACGACTGAATTACTGACCAATCAGTGTTTGCCCCAGCCGTTCCAGCCGTAAAACTAGAACCAAGCCTCAAATTGGCTTGAGTAGCTGTTGAAATGTTTTTGATAGAAACGCCGCTGCTGCCCTCTACTCCAAGCGTCATCCCATCAAACGTCAACCCACTCCCGCTAGTCACCACCTTGCTGCCGTTGAGGTAGAGCACGCCGTTGGCGGTGCCAAGCGGCATTTCGACGGCGCGGGGGAAGGTGTAGGTGTCTCCCACTCCAGGCGCACGCAGTTGAGGCGTTGCAGTGTCAAGAGCGATGACTTCAAAGGCTGCCATGATTGGTCCTCAAACTGGTGCGTAGGCGGTGCCGTTGCTGGACAACACAGTCTCAACAACGTAGTAGCTCGTGCCGGCGCTGTTCTTCACTTCCTCGTCAACGGAATACGGCGTGCCGGCACTGCTGAGCACAACCCACGGCGGCCCCGGGTTGGGGCTGGCGTAGTCCGTTGCGAGGGCTGCAACGGTTCCCAAACCAAGGGAAAGCCCGTTGCGGATGGGGATGCCAAAGAATGGCATGTTGCGCCCGTTACTGAATGTTGATCGGCTTGGCGTATACGGTGCCGTTGCTGCCGATCTGGACGGCGCTCACACGCCACGGCGCACCCGTGCCACCCGGCACAGCAAACGGAATTGGCGTGTTCGCCGGGATCGGCGTGTCAGACGTCGCGGCCGTCACGCCTTCGCCCACGCGGACGTAAGCCGCGGTCGTGCACCACACCACCACGCCCTGCGGGCCAGCGGGCCAGCCGGCGGTGCTGCCGGCAGTGCCGGTGTACGAGGCAGTCTGCGCGGCAAAGGCGGCGTCGTCAAGAGGCTTGAGCAGTTCCACGGGGTGTCCTTTCGGGCCATCAGGCCAGGAATTTGAGCTTGTACAGGGTGCTGAGATACAGCCCGACAATCTCGTCAATGATGTTCTGCAGCGGCGTGTCGGTCTTGTCGCAGACGTCGTAGCGCGTGTCTTCCAGCGTCTTCAGCGAGTCCTGCAAAAACTCCAACACGCTGTTGGTCTTGGCGGCCTGCTGCAACTCAATTGGCCCGATCAGCCCGTGCCGGCCCTGATACGCCTCGGCGAACTTATCCGCCAAGTCGATGATGCCGTCATAGAACGCGTTCAGCGCAACGTGCTTGGCGTACGAGCGCGTGTTGAGGTGCGCAGAGTGCGCCACATCCCGCGCGAGGAACAGGTGGCCGATGAACGTCTCGCAACTCATACCGGAACTCCTTCGGGCATCGTTTGCGGCGCACCCAGCATGCCGCCAGGCGAAGCCGGGGCCATCGGCATAAACTGGCGCTGCGCAGCCTGCAGATCACCCACCGCCATGATATCCCGCATGGTCTGGATGACCATTTCTTGGATCTGCTCGGGCCTCATGCCGGCCTGTACAACGCTCAGGCGCTTCGTCTCGGCGTCGTATTCCTTGATCTTCAACTCCTGCGCTTCCATCGACTGGTTTACGCGCTGGAGCATCTGCATCATGCCCTGCAGTTCCTGCGTCAGCACTTGGATCTGCTGGTTTGCCGCTTGCAGCGCCGGGTCTTCCTGATCCTGCAGCAGCTTCGGGTCAATCGTCTTGCGCAGGCGTTCGGCAAGCTCATCAGCACCCGGCCAGTCCATGTTCTTGACGAACAGGTCGCCGGCCACGGCCCAAAGTTGCGGCGAGCCCTGCAGAATCTGCGACATGGCGTCCATCGCCTCCTGCCGCTTGGTCAAGTACGAAGGACCCGTGGTGACTACGACGTCGTATTTGCCGACGCCGGGGTTGTAGATTTTGGCGATGATTACGCCCGACTGGTCTTTGACCTCGCGTACCGGCTCGGGCTGCATCGGGTCCAGACGCGCCATCTTGGTCTGGCCGTCCACGCCGATAATCCGGGCGATGCGCTGCGTGTCGTAAATCTTCGGGATCAGGTCCACGATCTGCCGCGTGACGTAGCGCACCGCACGGGCCAAGTTGTCCACGTAGTGGTACGTACCCGTGTCGGACTGCTTTTCACGGGCCAGAATGGCGCGTCCGCTGCGCTCGTTGCTCGTCGCGCCTAGGCTGCTGTCGTACTGCCCCGTGGTGGCCTTCAGATCGTCCGAAGCGCCCATCTTGGCGGCAATCAGGCCCTGCTGGGCCATCGGCGGCTGCGCACGCTGCGGCAGCGGGAACGAGTTGCCAGCGCCGTCAGTGGCGTCGGGATTGACCTCCAGATACGGCCAGTTGGTTGTGTTGGCGGTCTTCCACTGGTGCTCGTAGCCCTCAAACTGACCGCCGTACCCAATGAACGGGGCCTTGGGCGCCAGCGCCAGCATCTCGGCTTCCTGCGACACCCAATAGTTGTACATCCGCTGGGCGTCCTTGGCATTCCTGACCAAGCCGCTGATGTGAATTTCGCCGTCCACCTCAAACTCGTTGCCGACGACGCGCACCACCGGAATCCACTTGCCGGCCCAGTCGCGTTCCTCAAGGACTTCGTACCCGTTGGTCTTGCACCACTTCACGCGCTGTTGCTCTGCCTGCCGGCTGCGCATGGGCATCAGGCCCATCGCGCGCATTTGCTGGTCTTCCGGCGAGTCTTCAAACGCCGTCATGCCACCGGGGTACAGATGCAGCGTCTTGAGCTCCTTCTCAATGTAGAAGTATTCCGCGATCCGCACCATGTTCTCGTTCAGCCAGTACCCTGACGTCGAGTCGCCCACGCTGTACGACAGCAGCGTCGAAACCGGCGCGGCCTTGGGGTACAGGCGCTCGTACTCTTTCTTCGTCAGGTCTTGCGTAATGAAGCAGAACTGCGCGTCAGCACCGCACGGATCCTGAATCAGCGGATCCATGTACACGCTGAACGAGTTGCGAATGCGCCCGATGCGGATGTCCTGATCGAACGT